TTTCGATTGGGAAGCCATGGCAAACGCCGTCACCCCTATGTAAGCGACAACGGATTTGAGAAAAACGGACAGCGATTTGAGAAAAACTGACCTCGTTGCTCCTTTTCCGCCGACGACGCAGCAGACTTGCAGACCTCGTGCAGCCCGCTTGAAGGTCAAACCTCCAACGCGTCCGCAGCGATGAACAGGGCGTCCACCTGTGCTGAGGACAGGCCGAGAGCGGAGGACAGGGCTAGGACGGTCGGGCCGTGGCGGACGAGTGGCGCACCCGAGTGCCACGCTGATCTCGCGACGATTCCAGCATCTCCTGCAAGCGCGGCGATAGCGGCATCGACCGTCGGTAGCAGGCCCGCGATCTCCAGAACCGCCCGCGCACGCCAGTTGGCGATCTCGGTAGGGATGACGACAGGAGCGGGTGGCGGCGGGATCGCGGCGAAGTCGGCAAGGTCCACAATGGCGGACAGCGGGAGGACGACGGAGGCGTCGGAATACTCGTACAGAATGCCCTCCACACCGTCACTGGTGCGGACGTGGGTGGCGGGCGTGGCGGCGGCTTGGAAGGTGTGTTTCATGGCGGTGTATCAGTTATAGGCGACAGGGGACCATCCGTCAGTAACCAGTCCTGCGGCGGCGGCGACTCCGGTCGCGGATGCCGCGCCGTTACCCGTGCCGCCCAAATACACACCATTCCCGTCCACGTTTAGGGCGTCCAGATCGACGAGGATCTGGTCAACCGCTGCGGTGGTCAGTAGGTTGTTTTGGAGGTTGAGGGTGGTCAGCGAGGTGTTGATGACGTCGTTCAGACCGGTCAGCTGGTTGTTGTTGCCGGTGATGCTTGTCAACGCGAGGTTCGTGCTCACGTCCAGAGCGGTCAGCTGGTTGGTTCCGCAACTTAAATTGGTCAGTGCGGTGTTCGTGCTCACGTCCAGAGTGGTCAGCTGGTTGGTGCCGCAACTTAAATTGGTCAGCAAAACATTCGCGCCAACGTCCAATGCTGTCAGCTGGTTGGTGCCACATGACAGGGTGATCAGCGCAGTGTTTTCGCTCACGCCCAAAGCTGTCAGCTGGTTGGTTCCGCATGTGAGATTGGTCAGCGCAGTGTTCGTGCTCACGTCCAGAGTGGTCAGCTGGTTGGTGTTGCAGTCGAGAATGGTCAGAGCGGTGTTTGCACTCACATCCAACTCGGTCAGCTGGTTGCCGTAGCATGTGAGGACTGTCAGAGCGGTTGCGCTTGTCACATCAATCGCAGTCAGCTGGTTGTTGTAGCTGGAACCCAAACCTAGATAGGTTATGTCACCGGATCGGGTGGTTCCAGACAAACTGGCCGTGGACATCACGGCATACGCACGATGGCTTTCGCCCAAGGAGAGCGCGAGCGTGAAACTGTTGCCCGCGACGCCAGTTCCTCCAGAAGCATACGCAAGGCCCTTGCTGCCGATGATCCTTGCGTATCCGGTGGAGGTTTTGACGGTGATCAGTCCCGCCGTGGGTTTCGTGGTCGCGAAGTAGAACAGTCCTGCGTTGGTGCCCCAGTCCACTTTCAGCGAGGCGATCAACCGTCGTCCCTGTGCCGAGGTGATCTCGTAGTCGGTGGGGAGGTCCGTCGTCAGAGCCTTGAGCGCGAGGGCTTCGGCGAGCGCGGCGTTGTCTGCTGGCACGCCGCCGAGGTCGCCAAAGTCAGAGGCTCCGGTAGGTCCGGTAGGTCCGGTGGGTCCGGTGGGGCCCATAAGCCCGCCGATTTCGACCAAGATCGCGGTGGTGCCGTCGATTTCCACCACGATCGGAGTGGCGCTTTCTGGGGTGGTGATTTCGATGGCCATGGCGTCAGACGGTGCGGGTGATGTCCGCCCGCACCGGGAATTTCCCGGCGAAGATGGTGAGGGTGGCGGAGTCGCTGGCGAACACCACTTCGAGGTCGTATTCGTGGTCCCCTGGCACCCACAATTCCGTGGCGGCGGGAGCCACGGCGGCGAGGGTCACGGTGTTGCTGGAGGCTCCGGTGATGGTGGCATTCGGCGAGGCTCCGGTGGTGCTCCATTCGTGCAGCACGGTGCCGCTGCCGCGCAGCCGCACTTGCAGCCGCGCGGAGGTGAGGCCGAGCGCCACGCCGTCTTGCGTGAGGGTGGCGATGTTGCGGCCGCGGAACGTGTCGCCGCGGCGCATGGCGGGGAAATTGTAGGTGTCGGGTATCATGGTGGTGATGAGGGTGATTAGAGGTAAACGATGTTGTCTTTCGGGCTGCGCCGGAAACGGGCTGCCAGCGAGCCGAAATCGGTGCGCGCCGGGCTGCCCAGGTTGATGGATTTCCGGCCGCGTTCGATGTCGTAAACGATGCTTTTCGGCAGGGCCGCCATGCTCGCGCAGGCGGGCAGGGCGTTGGCCACATTCCACTTTTTGTCGAGGTCTTGCGCGCCGTTCACGCTGTCGGCCACGGTCTGGATCCGCCCCTCCCAGGGAACCCAGTTCTGGGCGGAAACGAGCGCGGCGGCGAGGCCGCTGGGCGTGGCGATGTAATCATAATCCCACTGGCGATAGACCGTGGTGAGTGAGGAAAACAAGGTGCCGATGAGCTGCACCGGAATGGAAAACTGGAAGAACAGGTTGCGCTGGTAATCCGTCGCCCCGCTGGAGACTCCGTATTGCCAGCCCACTTGCGCGTCGAACGCCTTCGCCACCGCGTCATACCACCACGATTCGATGGCCGTCCCGGCGTTGTTTTTCGTGTAGCGCACGTAGCCGGTGAGGGTGGCTTGCATGACGCTGTAGCCGTTCTCCCACGTCGCCCAATCCGGGATCGTCGCGTCACTGGTGACTACATAGAACCCGGTAGGGGACGTTTTCGCGAGCAATGTCGGCTTGTCGAGGAGGAAGCTGTGAGCCCCGGAGTCGCCCCCGCTGGAGTCTGAGGAGACCAAATAACGACCGCCGTTGGAGAGCACCAGGTAATTGGAAAACGACGTGCCATACTGACGGATCATGCTGGCCAGAGGCACGTCATTCGCCAACACGAACGTCTTGAACGCACCGGTCACGGACGTCGCCGTGTGTGCAGTGGATGACGTCAAATTCTCAATGGCGTAGCCTCCGGTAGGCATCGCGATTGATTGGATTTGAACCTGGTCATAGCGATCCTTCGGCAAGAAGGCCGCCGCCTCGGGGCCGCTGGTCACGAGGATCTGGTTCTTGCCTGGCGTGCTGGTGCCGCTGGTCTGGGTCGCCCAGGTATTGAGGCCGGTGGTGGCGTTGCGGGTGACGGATTGGATGGTCACTTTCTTGACCTCAAGATCCAGCCGGGGCAGCAGGTCGATGTCTTCCACCGCGTCCGTGCCCAGCGTGAGCGTGACCGCCTCCATCGCGCCCCGGCGGGTGATGTTGAGGATCGGCAGGCCGCTGCCTGAGTAGTCGAAATTCGCCACCGCGTCCGGCACGATGCTCATCAGCTCTACCAGCGCCTGCGCATAGCTTTTCTCGGCGAGGGTGATGCGCGGAAAGACAAACATCGCCGCCACCGTGCCGCGCTGGATCGGCACGCCGTTGGCGATCGCGCTGTCGATGAGCGCCTCGAGACTCGTCTTCAAATCTTGCGTCGGAAAGACGTAGGAAACTCGCTCGCCAGCGGTCGCCGTGTCGTCGTTCTGAAGGGAGGTCAGGGCGATGCGTTCCATCCACCACCACGGTCCCTCACACAGCACCTGCACGCTGTCGATGCCGATGCGCGGCGCGGTGACATGCCCGCGGAACCGGCGGATGCCGCCCGAGAAAACCTCCACGAGTTGCGCCATGTCCGGCACTACGGTGCCTGCGCCGGTCGCATTGGTGGTGGCGGCCACCCACTCGAACTTGTCGCTGTCCAGACTGGAGAGCGTGAGCTTGGCCGCCTTGAAATTCGCGGCGTCCAGCGTCCGGACGGTGGCGTCCAGCGCGGCTCCGGTCTCTCCTTTGATGGTCCAGCTCATTTCCCGTTCTGTTTGATTTTCGCGTCCAGCTCGTTGATGCGGTTGAGCAGGCTTGCGTATTGCGTAGCTTGGCCGCGAGCGATGGAAATCAACCGTTCCACGCCGGTCGCCAGGGCAGCGTCCTTAGCGGTCAGGTTGTTCGCCAAACTCTGGAGGATGCCTTGGAGTTGCGCGCCCTGTGCGGAGTCCGGCACGGTGTCTGCAACGAGCTTGCGGAGCCTTTCCACCGCCTCAGTTTCCACCGGGCTGAGTGCGCGTGATTGATTGGCCGCCTCATCCGTCACCGCCTTGATCGCAGTCGTGGCCGCGTCCGTCACCGTCTTCGCTGTGTCGAGACCTGCCTTTTTCAGATCGTCAATCTGGGCCGTGGTCTTGCGTTCCAGATCGGTGTTGATCGTCTCCGCGCCGATCTTCACGGCAGCCGTGGTGTCGGTGAGTTTCGTCTGCGTCTTGAGCACCTCGTTCTCGGCCGCGGTGATGTCGGTGTTGAGTTTCGCGGTCCGGTCAGTGAGTGCTTTTTCGAGCACGGTGATCCGCTCTTCGGCGGAGGCTAGCTGACCGGAAAGCAGGGAGCCGGGGCCTGATAATTTTTTCGCGCCCTCGCGGATGTCACCTTTCAATTTCCCGGCGCCGCCTATTTTTTTCAGGGACTCGTCGGCAATTTCCTGAAGCTCCGGAAATGGGATTTTATCAATTCTCCCTTTTCCCTCTGCGTATTTCTTCAATGCCGATTCCTTCTCCCGCAGCGCGGCGATAAGCTTCCGCTCCACCGCTAGCAGCTCCTCCGCCTTGAGCCGCTCCGCTTCTTTCGCCGCGAGCATTTTCGCAGCCTCGGCCACGGCTTCCTTGGCGGTCTGGAGCCGGTCCTGGTCAGAAACCAACGCCTGCCGCGCCTGCTCGCGGTTTTTCTCCGCCGCCGCGATTGCGGACTCCTCGATCGCCTTGAGCGGGGCCATCGCCTTTTCCCAGTCGGCTTGCTTCATGTTCGCAGGCTTCCCCTTGATCTCCATGTCAGTCCGGGCCGCCTTCGCGTTCTCCGCCGCCAGATCGAGCTGCGCCAGCGCGAGTTCGTTCACCGCCTTTTTCGTCTCCACGAACTCCTGCTTGAGTGCGGCGGCGCGAGCGACAGCATTGTCGATCGCCCGGCTTGCATCGGTAAATTCATCCTCCAGCTCCAGACCTTTGTTTTTCGCAATCTCCTCGATCGCGGCGGCCATGTCATCGAGCTTCTCTTTGGCCGATTGGACATCACCGCCCATTTTTGAAAATACCCCGTAGGCCAGCGCGCCGATAGAGACGAGCGCACCCGCCACCGCGCCCGCCGGCCCGAAGGCTCCGAGCAACTGCGGTGCTTGTTGGCCGAAGGCCGTCACGGCGCTCGTTCCCATGGCCACCTGCGTCGAGAAATCCTGCACTTGGTATCCAACCTGTTGGAACGTGCCGCGAAGCCTGCCGCCCATCTTGGAGGCCACGCCCTCGGAGGTGTTGCCGGTGGCGGTAAGCCGGTCGTTGAGCGCATTCGAGCTGCCGCCCAGATCAGAGACCGCACGCGTCGTCTCCTTCAGCGCATCCGTCGCGGCCTTGGCACCTTTGGTGTCAGCCGTCGTCCGGATGCCGATGGTGATGTCCTTGTCGGCCATGGTCGCAGGTTAGGAAACGCGGGTGATTTTCATGAACGATCCGGTCTTGATGACCACCTGGGAGGACGCCACCTCGCTCTTGACCGTGAAGGTGAGCGGGGCCGTCGAGCTGGCGGTGAACACCCCGCTGAGCGAAATCCCGAAATTGTTGGTGGCCACCGGCGCGGAGGTCGCGGCGTAGGTGCCGCCGATGGCGGAGATCGAAAACGCAGAGTTAGGTTCCGCCATCGCCAACGTGCCCGCGCCGCCGGTGTTGGCGAGTTGCACCCCCGTCGTGGTCGCCGCGCTGGTGGCGATGAGCGCCATCTCCAGCAGGTAAACCGCGCCGGAGACCGGCGTGAAATCCAGCTCCGTGAGGGCGACCTGCGTGGTCGTGGCGGCCGTCACATTGGAGGTCACGCGGAGGATCACCGGCACTCCCAGCGCCGTCAGCGCCCCGGTGACGGTGAGCTCACCGTTGATTTTGAATCCGCCGGAGACGAATTCCGCCACGGTGGCATTTCCCGCGCCGTCGCGGATCACGGCAGCCTCGGTGGTGCCGGTGCCGATGTGGAGCATTTGAGTGTAGGTATTGGCGGGCGTTTGGCCGTTGAGATTGTTAGCTGACATGGTGGTGGTGTGTTAAAGTTGAGGCCACTGGGTGGCGATGCTCTGCCACTGGGTGGCGATGCTCTGCCACTGGGTGCCACCCAGGTAGGTCCGGCTCAGCCCGGCGGCGGTGAGGGCGATGTCGAGCGAGTAGCGGGCCGACCGCGAGGCCACCAACCGCTGCGTCTCGTGGCGCGTGATCACCGCGCCGGAGAATTGATAGGTGGCATAAGTCCCCTCCAGCATCTCGATCTTGAGCGGAGCCTTGGCCAGCGCGTCGTTGCTGGCCAGCCAGTCCAGGGCTGCGCCACGGGCCGCCTGGTCACTCGCCGCTGCGAGTAGCCGCCGGAAGGAAATTTCATAAACCCCGTTGCCCGTCGCCCGTAGGAACGGCGATGCGCTGTCCACCAGCGCCACCACATCCAGCCCGGTCGAAAACGCGAACCGTGGCTCGTCGTCAATCAGGTCGCCGAAATCCAACAGCACCAGTGCGGAGCCGTCCGGGTCATAGGTCATTTTCCAGTTGGACGAGATCATGGCGTGAAAATAACAGGAGGAGTGGTGGGCATGAGAGGTAAATTCTAAATTTTAAGCACGAAGCACGAAGGCAGAGTCTTCATTTCTGATTTCGTGCTTCAGATTTAGTGCTTCAGCTCGTGATGACCGGCGGAGAGCCCACGGCAAACGCGGTGGCCACTGGCGAGCCCGTGCCCGGCGTGACCGTCCACGCGGTGAGTCCGTCCGGCGCGGCGGCGGCGCTCACTTTGGTGGCGATGTAGGCTGCGCCGGTGTTGAGTTGGACCCGCCAGCTGGTGCCGGATTGGTAGGACACGATCATGTTCGTCGCGCTCAGCACCTGCGTCCCATCGGTGGACCATGCCGGTTTGCCATTGATGAGCCCGCAGTAGCGGACCGTCCCATTGTTGCCGCCGGTGAGGATGCCCGAGAGGACCAGGCAGGCCTTCCCGGCGGGTGCCGGTTCGTAAACCGCGCCCGCTGCGGACGGTGGAGATCCGGCGGATGGCGGGGTGTAGATGATTGGAGGTGTGGCGGGCATGAGAGTAAGTGGTGGAAGTGATCAGTGAGCAGTGAGCAGAGAAGAGGGAGAGTGAGAGTGAGCAGCGATCTTTTCTGATCACTGCTCACTGATCACTCGGCATTTCTTAGGACACGAGCACATACGAGTTCGCGGTCGAGTCGCGGACTTCGAGCGTGTAGGTGAGCTTCTTCGTGTTAGGCCCCACTTCCCCGGCGTTGGAGAGGCGCAGGCGACTCCAGACTTGAATCCGCTCGGTGACGGTGCCGGATTTGTTCTGGAGTTCGAGCAACGCCACGCCTTCCACGTAGTCGTCATTGCGGGCGAACGGTGCTTGCGCGGTGCCGACGACCGGCTGGGTCGCGAGGCCGTGTTCGAGCTGTTTGAGGATCGAGTTGGTCTTGGCGGTGGTGCCGGTATACATCGCTTTTTTCAGCGAGCTCTCGGTGTCGTCGCGGTAGCCGCCCGTCGCTTTCGCGATCTTGAAGACTTCCTCCTCGAACTCGCGCTCGCTTTTGATGGTCTCCGTGTCGTGGAGTTGGAACGCGGTCCAGTTCGCAGTCGGCGCGTTGTCCGGCCAGGTGGCCTCGGCGACGGTGACCGAATCGACGATCTCGCCGACGGGGATGAAATAAACGCGGGCGTTGAGTAACTCGCGGCGGATGGTGGTGTATGCGGCCATGGTGTTGTTTTTCTATTTGGTGTTAGTGTGAGTCAGAGGCGGGAGAATACTTTGACGGTGAGGTCATAGATGAGGAATTCCGCGTCGGCGCGGGCCACGCCGGAGACCACGGAGATCTCGGCGATGCCGGACGCCTCCAGCGGCTCCCAGCGGTGCAGGACGCCGGCGGCGGATTCGAGCAGGTCGTCCGCCGGGGTGTTGCCGGTGTTGAGCACCGGGCTGGCGTAAACCGAGACCAGGTAATTCCGGGAGACATTCGGAGTGCCCGCAGCGGAGGAGTCCGGGTTGTCGAACCCGAGATAGAAAATCGTGATCATCGCGCCCTTGCCGGCGGATTTCCCGCGGCTCAGCGAGAGTCGCTTCTGGATCTCGGTGGCGATGTCCAGTTGGCGGTCCACGATGGCCTCCACCCCGTCGAGCGCGGCGGCGGCGTTGAGTTGCGCGGCCATGGCCGTGGCGATGTCGGACGCCTTGCTCATGCCAGGCCTCCATTCCGGTCGATGGCGAGCTCCAGCTCGCGGTTGATGGCGACCAGGTAGGCCTTCCGCGTCCGCTCGCTTTGCAGCTCGGTGGTCATCGGCGCGCGCGCGGCGATGGTGAGGTTGCGGGTGTGGGCGCGCACCTGGGAGGTCTTGCCGCTCGCGGTCTTGCGGGTGTGGGCGCGCACCGGAGCCGGGCCGGTGAACCCAAGCTCATGCAGCAGGAAGTAACGGACGTTAGACCCGAAGCCCTGCGTGACCTCGTTAGTGGATGAATTGATTTGCGGCGGCGTGACCCTCAAGGATTTGCGCAGCAGGTTGGTGCGGACTCCCAGCCGGTGTTGTGCCACGGGAAACGGTCCTTTGCCCGTGAACCGTTGCTCCACCGCTTTCGCGAGCACCGTTTGCCCGGCTCGCGCCATGCCCGCTCCGACCGCCTGCAACGCCACGGCAGGCAGGTTGCCGAGCTGTTTCAGCAGGCTCTCAAGCCGGGGCGAGCGGGTGATGGAAATCGTGGTTTGCATGTCGGTTATTCCCCGGAGAATCGGCGGTAAGGGCGCAGGCCCTCGGTGGTCGCCGCGCTCAGCCCCTCGGCCGGCGGCGTCTTGCCCTCCTTGCGGAGCGCCACGGACCCGAACAATTCGCGGGCCTCCGCTTGAGTCTGCACCTCGGCGAGCCATAGCTCCAAAATGTCCTCTGGCAGCGCGGTGGCACCCGTTGGCAGGGTGGTCGTGCCGTCCATGGGGTCGAGCCAGTAGCCGCCGTCATAGGTGAGCAGTAGCCTCTCGGCGGCAGAGCCGGGAGGCGTGGAAAAATCGAGCAGGCCGCAGCCCTTGTCGAGTTGGTAGGTGGCCGCCACCGTGGCCAGCGTGCCGTCCGCCGCGCGGAGTTGCACACTCGTCAGGGTGATGACCGGATAGGCCTTGAGCGAAACCGCCAGCGTGCGGGCGGAGTAAATTTCGGACGCCGCGGTGTGGCGTTCCAGGTGGCGGTTGCAGTGCGCCTCGAAGCGCCTGGCGACCGAGCGCCCCAGCGCGCTCAACGCCGCATCCCACTGCGTGTCGTCCACCCCCGCTTCCGGAAGGATGCGGGACTTGAGGTGAAAGAGCGGTGTGAATCCGGCGTCGAGCATGGTGGTGGTTAGGCGAGGATTTCCACAAGTTCACCCAGCGCGGCTGCCCGCTCCGGCGTGGTCTCGAAGGTCGTTCCTTGGGTGTAGTGGAGGCCATCCTCGCCCACCGGCTGGCCGGTGACGCGGACGGTGACGAGCGCCGGTGCCTCTTGAGTGGTTTCAGTTTTCTTGGCCATGATCTTGGTTGGTGAAAGTGGAGGAGATAGGTCTCATGTTGGTGAAAGTGGAGGAGATAGGTCCCATGGGTCCCATAGGACCTATCTCCGGTTAGTTTAGGCAGCAGGCAGGGTCATGACAGCCAGCGCGGAGGCGCGTGCGCCCACCGCGTCGAAACGGCAGTGACCACGGAACGAACGCTCCAGCGTGCTCCACCGCGGCGCGTCGGACGCCTCGAAGGTGAAGCCTTTGCGCATGCCCACGGCGTAGGCCCGTGGATCACCGAACGCGGCCACCTTGGCGCTGGCAGCGTTGGCGCTCGGTGCCGCTCCCACCATCGTCACCGGGAACCCGAACAGGTTCACGATGCCGCCGGTAGGTGCTTCCAATGCCGTCTGGAAGATCGGCCGCCCGTTGCTGTCCTGCACGCCGATCGAGGCGGCGATGAGCGACGGGTGCATCCACCAGCGCGCCTGGCGGCTGAGCACCGCGGCATCCACCGTGGTGAGGCAGCGCAGCCAGTCGTCATACTTGGTGAGGGCGATGCTCGTCCGCGTCGCGGCAGCCGTGGCCGCCGTGCCGAAGTTGAACAAGCCGGTCACGCCGCCGTGGGTCGCATCCGCAGCGCCCGAGCCTTGGAAGGCCGCGAAGTCAGCGCGGAAATTCACCGCTTCGATGAAATCGTCCAGTACGTCCGCGACGACGTCGATCTCGCCGTCCTCGATGAGTTGCAGCGAGACGTTGAGCAAGACCGCGATGACCTCCACCTCAAGGGTCACGGTCGTGCCGGCCTTGGTGGTGTCGTCGGAAACGGTGCCCGCTTCCGTGAGGATGAAGTTGGCCACCGGGCGGGCGGTTTTCACCGGCACCTTGGTGTTCTTCGTTCCCACCGGACGCACGCCCAGAGTCGCCCAGGCACCGAAGCGCAAGAGCGAGTCGTAGATGTCCGCGCTGAGATCCTCGTCGATCATGGTGGAGCCCGGCGAGGAATCCTCGCCGAGAGCCTTGGCGGCGATGTCCGGGCGACCCACCGCGAGGCAGATGGCGGCGAACGCGCTCTTGGTTTTCTCCTTGTCGCGCACGGTGCGTTGACCCAGCGACATCGCGGTGCCGCCGTTGGCCATGCGTTGCTCCAGCGTCATCTGGAGCTGCACCTTCTTGAAGGCAACTTCCAGCGCCTTGATCTCGCCGTCGAGACCGCTGAAGTTGTTCTTGATGTTGGTGAGTTCCTCGAAGGCGGACTTCGTGGTCTTGTCCAGGTTCTCATACTTCGAGAGCATTTCGTCCTGGGTGGTTTTTACGGTGCCCATGGTGTCGAGCACCTTGGATTGGAATTCAGCTTCTGGCAGTGTGTTCATGATGATAGTGTGTGTGTTTACGATTAGATATTGCTCAACGCTTGCAGGAATGCCTTCCGCTCCGCCGCCTGACGCTCTGCAATCTCGCCGCCGTCAGGCGTGCCGGGCGAGGTGCTGGTGTGGTGCTTCTGCTTCCCTGAAATCTGTTTGCCGGTGATCCGGCCCATCTCGCGGGCGATCAGCGAGCGGGTGAGCGCGTCCGTTTCCGGCTTGTCCAGCGCCGCTCCGGCGATGGTGAGAAAGTGCATGTCGTCATCCGCGAATCCGACCGATGCCAGATCCTCGTCCTTGATGCATCCGGCTCCGTAGCTTTTCGCCAGGGCTTCCGGATTCGCGCCGATGATGCAGGCGGAGAGCTCGATCTGCTCCTGCTCCAGATAGATGTAGGAAATCTTCGCGCCGTCCTCCGGCTTGCGTCCGATCTCGGCCAGCGCCTGCGTCCAGCCCTCGGCGCCGTTGCGGACCATCCGCACCGGCATGAAGCCCACCGAGACGGCCTTGAGGAATCCGCCCAGGGTCATCTTCCAGCCCAGCCGGGCCAGCTTGTTTTCCTCCACGTCCTTCGCCCATTGCACCCGCTCGATGAGGTCCCGGCCCTCGATCCGCGCCGAGGTCACCTGGCCTAGCAGCTTGTCGATGCAGTAGTAGTCGTGGGAGTCCACGAACGGCGCGTTCTTGGCGAAGCGGTTGAAGCGCCAGCCCTTCACGGCCACCACTTCGTTGTAGGAATCCAGTGCCTCGTTGGAGGCCACGTATTCCACCAGCCCCTCGGCTTCCGAGAGGATCTTGGCTTCCACGTTCATCGCGCGGCGTGTCGTATCGTTTGTCATGTTGTTAGTCTTTTCTGATCACTGATCACTGCTCACTCGGCACTTTCCCAAACGTCACCGCCATCGCCGCGAGCTTCTCGCAGATTTCCGCCCACTCATGCAGCGCGGGCGCGCGCTCCACATCCGGCTCGTTAGGCGTCGGGAAAAGCGGGTCCTCGAAAAGAGTCATCCCCACCTCCACGCGGCGTCCGCCGGGAAGGTTGAAATAACAGGTGCTGGCGTGGTTTTGGCTCATGATCTTAATAAGGAATATTCTCGTCGTCGTTGCCCGCGATGTCCGGGCCTTCCGCCGCCACCGTCACGCAGTTGCAGTTGATCACTTCTTTCGCCGGTGCCGTCGGGTCCCCTGGGAAGTCCATCAGATACCCGCCCACCGTGAATTTCGCGGAAGTGGAAACAATCTGCTGGTTGGCGTTGAGGTGGCTCAGCCGCTCGTTGCCGAGTCCGGAGCTCAGCCACTTCTTCCACTTCACCCCCGCCTGGCGGAATGCGATGGCGCGCGCCGTCTCATAGGCCACCGTCGTCTCCGTCTTGGCGATCATCAGCCCCCGTGCCTTGTCGATTCCGGCAAACGCCCGCCGCGTCCGTTCCGCCAGCTCGTCCATGGTGTCGCCCTTGACCGTGCCGTCCCGCAGCTCCGCGAGGATGCTATCGAAAACATCCTGCCCCGCGTCCTTGATCTTGTTTTCCCTGGCGGCGATGGCTTGCAGCACTTCCGGGGCCGGCATGGTCAGCGGGTCGGTGCGGCCCAGCTCGTCATTCCAGACCTCGAAGCCCGCCTGTTCCAGCGCCGCCCGGCTCACTGCCGTTAGCCCGGTAATCCAAGAACTCAGGAAACTCCCAAGATCGAAAATCAACAGCAGCGCATCCAAGTTGCGAGTCACCGCCTTACCCTCGCCCTGGGCCGCGATGTTCCGCAGCGTCTCCGCCCTGGCATCCATCAAAAACCGCGAGACCTTCGCTTGGAATTTCTTCTCCCAAGGCTCCCGCGCTTTGTGAATCCGCTGCCATTCCGCCGATACTTCGCCTGTGCCCTGCACCGCCTTTGCACCGCACCCGCAGCCAGCCTGCGCCGGTGCTTTCCGCGCCGCAAAAAGCTGCTCCAACTCCGCCAGCGGATCTGCAATCTCTTCCTCTTCACTGATCACTGCTGACTGATCACTCGGCACTCCCCCAATCTCCGTCAGATTAAACGGCACCCGGCCGATAGAATCCCCCGCGAACCGCGGCAGCTTGAGCCGGAAGTATTCGCTCGCCGCTTGCCACGGCATCCCCCGGTCCACCGCGCTCGTCGCCGTCGTGAACCGCTCCGCCCGCACCTGTTGCATGGTCGAGTGGGAATCCCAGTCGAACTCCACGAAAACCGTCTGCCGCTTCCCAAGGAACCGCGTCACCACGATTTCCAACGCATCCGCGATCTTCGCCGCCAGCGGCATACACGTATCTTCGATCAACCGGAACCGATCCGAAGCCGATCCGATAGAATACGAAGCCTGTGGGTCCGCGAAACTCGGCGGCACCCCGAAGGCCGCGTAAATCTCCTTCCGGTTCTCCAACCGCTGCGAGACATACGCCGAGTCCACCGCGTTGATCGACGGCTCGCGGATCTCCACGTCCGCCGGCAGGAAGGCCGCCCGGAAATCCCCGCGCTGGCCCATCTCCCGCTTGGCCCGCAGTTGCGCGGAAACTTGTTTCACCTGGTCATCCGTAAACACTCCGCCCTTGCCGATCACATACGGCCCCCGGTCGCCATTGTTGCGGGCGAGGTTGCGGGCAAACACGCCGGCGGAATAATCCGCCTCGGCCGCCACCATCGCGCCCTCCCACTCGGAGAGCCCTAGCACGTCGTCATAGGGATTCCAAAATTTGAGGTGGATCACCGCTTCCGGGATCATCGCCGCCTTGCGGCCGCCGCTGTTATACGTCCAGCCGATGAGTTGCCCGCCGTCGATCACGGCGTGCATCGAGTCCGGCTTGGCGAGGATCAGCGGGGACTTCACGCCGCGCGCGCTCTCCCAGCTCTCGTCCATCAGCCAGAAACACTGCCCCTTGAGTTTGAGCATGCCCACGGTGGACTCCAAGAAATCCTGCCGGTTCATCGTACCGCTCGCGGTCCGCGCCGGGCGTTCCAGAAACGCCGTCAGCGCCGCATCCTCGATCACCACGTCCCCGCCGCGGCGGTCCGCCGTGACCAGCAACGGCCGCAGGCTGATAGGTGCTGCCACGAACTGGATGGCGCTGCGCACCCACGCGCTTTTCTGGTAGGGGCGCGCAAGGTTGCCTGCGGCCGCCGCCGCGTCGCCGCCCATCAGGGTCTGCCAGCCCACCGTTTTAGTGGTCCCGAAGCGCGGGAAGAGTTTACGGAAAAAGCTCATGCCTGCCCCCCTTTGCTGAGAATTGTCGTTTGCGGGAGCGCCGCTGGAACAGGACCCCGTTGCATTTCGCTGCAAACCCGTTGCAAAATGGCGGCAGCGCCGTTTCCACGTAACCATGCGGTTTTCGCACCACCCCCCCCTAGAATCGCCCCTGAGGCGCGTTTCCGGGATTCGGTGTGCAGGCGGTGATGGGTGGGGAAGATCATGTTAGCAGAGGATGCAGGAAATTTCGCGGGTGGGTTGCTTGGCGGCATGCAGTGCCAGGGCGAGCCCCCAGAATCTATCCGCGTGACCGTTCATACCTCGGTCCGCCGCGAAGCGGACGTTGCCCGCCGCCGTGGTCTCCTTGCGGATGGCTCGGATGTCGGCCTTGAGTTTGTCGTCGGAAAAGGGGATGCGGATCAGGCGGTCCTCGAAGGCTGAGCGCACCGGATAGGCCAGCTCCTCCTTCATCGGCCCCGTAAAGGTGATGCCCTCACACTTGTATTTCCCAAAGCGCTCGGCGCTCCGCTCCGCGAACTGCATGCCGAGTCCGGTGGCGTCGATGCACACCCGACGGCAAACTTCGAACCACGGATAGAGAATCGCTTCCTGTTCGGAGAACTTCATCCCCTTCAGGTCGATCCGTTTCCGCGTGAAAGCCATCCCGCCCACCTTCTCGATGATTGTCATGCTGGTGAGGTCGTGGTGGCGTCCGATGTCGAGGCCCGCGTAGAGATCCGCGCCGACCACCTTCACCGGTGCCGGCCATTCCCAATTCTCACCGGCCGGATAGGTGCAACCGTCGATCAAGCTCCACTCGATGAACGCGCTGGCATCGTCCGACGCCACGCACATATACTCCTGCTGGAAACTCTCCTCGTCGGGTGCGCCGCGGCGGATGAAATCGAAGTAAGCCGCCTCGTCCATCTCCTGCCGCTCGTCATCCGCTGGCAGCTTGCTTTGCAGCTTGAACAAAAAGCCCTGGTCAAGCGCGTCTTGCAACGTCACCCGGTGCAGGCTCCAGCCCTTCGGGTTCCCCTTCTCACGGATCTCGCGGATGAGCTGGTTGAAATAATTGCCACTGCCCCGGTGGGTGCTGAAGATTTCCAGACACCCGCCCCAGGTGATGCCGGGATAAGCGATGGCGTAAAGTTTCCGTGGGTCCGGATGCAGCGCGAACTCGTCAAGCACGCGGTCACCGCGCTTGCCGGCCTGCGCGTCCGGGTTGGAACTCATCGAGTGAATCCGTAAATTGTTAGCCATGGACAGCACGTAGGCCGTGTTGCCCTTCTCATCCACCGCCCGCTCGCCCAGGTCTTTCGCCCCCAGTTGCAGGATCTGGGCAAACGCCTTGCAGTCTTCCAGGAACAGCCGCGCCTGAATATCGTCCCGCGAGGAAATCCACGCGTCCAGCCGCGCCGTCTTCAGCGCCTTGCGCCGCGTCAGCCCGTAGCCGGTCGCCCACGTCCAGCCGATCTGCCGCGACTTCTCCGCGATCTTCAAACGCGACGAGTCATTGACCCACGCCGCCTGATACGGCAGCAGGACCTCTTTCCCCGGAATGACCTTCGCGTTTCCCATTAGAGCAGTCCCGCAGCCTCCTCGATCTGTTTGAGTGTTTCCGGCGTGAGTCCGCCGTTGGACTTCGCCGCGCTGGTGAGTGCCACCAACCGCGCCTTGGCCTCCTTGGCCGCTGCTTCCAGCAACGTGAGCTTGCGCGAATCCCGCTGCCCCGCCTGCGCCTTGATCAGCGTCTCCATCCACTTGCGCGCTTCCTCCGGATCGCTGTTCGGATCGCGGATCAGCCGGTAGGCATACTCCTTGAGTTCCCCGATCGCCGCCGCGTCGAATGCTTCCGACTCCGTCGCCAGTTTCGCCAGCGTCTTGGCGGATAGAGCCGCGAACTTCTTGCGCTCGACAAGGATCGGTTCCACATGCCGCGAGTAAAAGGGCGTGAGCGAGGACAGCGAGACAGACACCCCACACTCCACGGCCAGCCAATCCAGCGCGCTCGTGTAGGTCCAGCCGCACAGCAGCCCCTGCACCAGCTCGGCGAGTTGGGCCGGCGGCAGCGAGTCGAGCTTCGAGTCGCCCCGTGCCTTGCGTGTTGTCTGTTTGGTGCTCATTCACGTTCTCTTCCTTCGATGTTCAAAGTTGGGCGTTCGATGTTCGATGTTCAGTCCGCCATCAAGCGGGCCCTTCCCGCGTCGGTGATCTTCGCCTTGTTGCGGTCCTCGCCGGTCACCACCACCACCTGCCCCTTGATTTCCAGCTCGCCCAGGGCGCGCTTGAATTCCGAGTAGGAGGTGCCCGGCTCGTCCAGCGAGACGTCCGCCCACAGCGTGCCCGTCGGGCAGATGCCGTTAGGCCGTTGGTCCAGGTTGCGTAAAATCGTGCGTTGCATGTTAGCGGGCGCGGGTGCGCGTTTGGAGAATCTCGTCAATGCGGGCGTGGATGCCGCGGGCGATGCCGTCGAGTTTGTCGGAGAGGTGCACCTCCCGCTCGCCGCCGGCCTTGAGGATTTCCTGGTATTGGTGAGTGGTCTCGCGGCGGAGTTCCGAGGTCGCCAGCTCCAGCGCGCTCACCCGGTCGCAAAGCGCCTTGTGCGCGTCCCAGCTCGGCGGCGTGAGCATTTTCCGGAACGGCATCTCCGGCAGCGGAGTCGCCAGCGTGACACTCTGCGACGCCTTGCCGTTCTTGTGGCCGAGGATGACCCCCAGCAACGTCCCCGCCGCGCCGAGGAAGCCAATGATCCAGTTCCCCGAAATCATCGGGTCCGCCGCCGCCGCTGTTGTTTCTGCCAGCAAATTCATCATTAGATGTTCCCTCCCTCTTCAAAAGTAGCTGGGACTTCCAGTCCCCGCGCATACCGCGCCGCCCCCTCCACCAGCATCATCCCCAGCACCTCGCCCGAGATTCCGTTCTCCTCATAATTGCGCAGCAGCCAGGCATACAGATCCTGCCATGCCCACGGCTCCAGCAACCGCACGCACTCCCCCGCGTCCGACGCCTCGCAGACAATCAGGAACACGTTCCGCCCCCGCGCATCTTGACTCTGGAGTCTGGATTCTGAGATCATAGCACGCTCCCCCTCTTCTGGTAGACGTTGCGCTTCTGTTTCAGGCTCAGCCCGGTCTCGATCTCGAAATGCGGCTCGTCCCTGAACTTCATCCAGTGCCCGCCCCATTCCAACCCGTGACGGTTCGCGATGGCTCCCACCGCGCAATGCACCTTGCTCGCCAGCGCCGGGTTCGACTCGTCCAGATAGACGCGCCCCCGGAACACCCCGAAGTCCATGGCAATTCCAAAATTGTGATTCGACTGCCCGCCCGCCGCGTTCGTCACCCGTGGCCGCTGGGTGAAAAGCCGGTCCTGTTCCTCCCAGGTGCGGTGCCCCGAAATGCCCACGTAGTCGCACCCCAGTTCCTCCGCGATGATCTTCGCCTCCTGCGCGAAGCCCTGGAAAATCAGCCGGGCCTTCGGGTCCAGCGTGGCGATGAACTTCACCGTCCGTGCGTCCAGCGGTTTCATTTCCCGGACCTCCAGCGTTCGATTTCCTTGGTCATGTCCGCGTCCCGCTTGCTCGGTTCATCCAGCCCCTTCAGCTCCTGCGACACCGCATGGATGCCGTAAGCCACCCCCGCCAGCCCGGCGAGAATGAGAATGGATAGAATGAATGCGATCATTGCGGCGTGTTTGTTTTTAGGAGTGCGGGGAGGTCCACGACCGGAATGCCCAGTGGGCCTGATCGGTCTCGCTCCCTGTCGAAATTATTTGCGGGAAGTCGCGTCCACGGTGACGGCGACGCCGGATTTGCTGGAGTAGCACACGGTGCCGTAGTCGGTCTCCACACAGGAGCGGACCGGCACCGCCCTGGCCGCGGCCAGCTGGGCGGCCGAGCACGACGGCAGCGCTCCCATGAACGCCGCCGTCGTCAACCCAACCATCAGCAGCGGCATCCCCCCGGATGCGCCGCTGAGTTTCTCGGCAACCGCCGGAAAGATTTTGCCCAGGCAGAAAATCGCCAGCCGCAGCCCACCGGCCGCCAGCAGCCCGGCGATCACAGTCAACGGGTCCACCAGCGCCGCGCCCGCCTCGTTAGCCTGCGCCACCGCCTCAGCGGGGATCAGGCCGTTCGCAAAAAGGAACCCGCCCAGACCGGCGAGGGTAGTCAGGAAATGCCGCGTGAGTGATGCGATGGCGTTCATGTCCAAACACCCTGCACCCGCTTTGCAGATGCCCCGCACACTCCGGGCAGGCATTACAAGAAGCCTGCTGTTAGCCTCTTCAAAGGTGGCAGGGACTTCCAGTCCCTTGCATTCTCAGCCTGCCATCCGCGCCTGCCATTCCTTGGCCGCGTCCACCTGCCGCTGCTTATACCGCAGCACCGAGCCGCTGCAAAGCCGCAGTTTCGCGTTGCTCGCCTTCCCATCCTTGCGCACCCGCCAGCCTCCCGGCTTGTAACCTTCTAACATGCCGTGCCGGAACAGATCCGTGATCACCTGCTCCGAGCATCCAATCGCCCTCGCCGCCTGTTTGCGGCTCATGTGAGACAGTGGCGCCACCGCCCGCAACGTCACCGAATGATCGGCGTTCTGCACCACCTCGGAAGCCCAGAATAATCCAAGTTGCTCGGTTGCCATGGCCGCACCTTAGCAAACCGCATGGGGGCCTGTTCGCGAAATCTTCCGCAAGTCATCACAAGCTCATCAAAAACACAACGAACCCGCCCAGCGCCACCGCCCCCGCGCTCAGCGCCCACCACACCGGAGAGACCCGCCCATGCCCGCCGCGGTTGCCCGGCGGCCGCGCCGCAGCGCCCGCCGGCACCACCACCGCCACCAGCCAACCGAGCGGCCCCAGCAGGAATCCCAAC